AAATCAACAAGGAGCAGCAGCACCAGCAGCAGCACCATTGCCCGGAAGCGGCGGTCCACGCACAAGAGGCGGACGTAGAGGCACAAGATAAAATAAAGTTAGCCGGTTTAAGATAATCGGCTAACTACTTAAACAAATATTAATAGGCATAATATGGCAGAACAAATATGGCTATTTGGTGATAGTTTCGTCGAGAAATGGCAAGATCCAGAAGTTAATGGAAAACCTGCCTGGCCTATTATGTTAGAAAAAAAATTTAACGTTTCTAATTTTGGCAAAAGTGGATCGGGTCCTGATTTCCAACTTGATGTTTTATACAAAGAAATTGAAAAACATAAACATAATATAGAAGATTTAAAAAATATAAATCTTATCTTTTTCATATCTCATAATTCTCGTATAGATTTTTCTTTTTTAGCAAGCGAGCATCATCAAGTTTATGCGGCAAAATTAATCGATGGTTATAAACAAACTTGGAAAGATGAAACTCCTGAAGTTCAAAAAATAATGCGTAAATATAGTAAACATTATGAGTTTTTAAATAATTTTTATAGGTATTACTATTTTCATCAAAATTACGAAATTGACTTTTGGAAACGTGTGTCGTTATTAAAAGATATAACTCAGTTATTTAAAAAAGTAATGGTGGTCCCAATTTTTGACGATATACAAGAACACAGATTATATTCAATGGTAAAAAATCCAAAAAACTTTTGTATTGCAGAAGGCAGTATTGGAATAAATTTGCATTCTCCTAATTTTTCAGATCCAAATCATTTATCGGAAGAAAATCACTACGAACTTTATGCGTTGATAAAACGATGGTTAAAAACAGGAAAAACAATTAATTTACAATTACTTACAAAATATACTTGACAAGATAAATAAACATGTGTAGTATAATAACTGTGCTGCACATTTAAGGCACAAGCACATAGGCATAACATAAGGAGGCATTACTATGGCATCATTAGCAGAAATTAGAGCAAAGCTCAAAGAACAAGAAACACGTTCAACAGGTGGTTCTACAGGCGGCGGCGATAACGCAATTTACCCATTTTGGAATATGAAAGAAGGTGAGAGTTCAACTCTACGTTTCCTTCCTGACGGTAATCCAGATAATACGTTTTTCTGGGTAGAACGTTTGATGATTAAACTTCCATTTGCTGGTGTAAAAGGTGAAACTGATTCACGTCCGGTTCAAGTGCAAGTTCCGTGCATGGAAATGTATGGCGAATCTTGCCCAATCTTGCAAGAAGTGCGTGGTTGGTTTAAAGATCCATCATTAGAAGATATGGGTCGTAAGTATTGGAAAAAGCGTTCGTATATTTTCCAAGGTTTTGTAACAGACAATCCACTTACTGAAGATACGACACCAGAAAATCCAATTAGACGTTTCATTATTGGTCCACAGATCTTTCAGTTAATTAAACAAGCACTTATGGATCCAGATATGGAAGAACTACCAACAGATTATACTGCTGGTGTAGATTTCCGTCTTAACAAAGGAACCAAAGGTGGTTACGCTGATTATGGTGCAAGTAGTTGGGCACGTAGAGAACGTCCGCTAGGCGATGCAGAAATGAACGCAGTTAATACAAACGGATTGTTTAATCTGTCAGACTTTCTTCCTAAAAAGCCAAGCGAAGTTGAAGTTAAGGTTTTGACTGAAATGTTTGAGGCAAGTGTAGACGGTGAAGCGTATGATCCAGATCGTTGGAGTCAATACTTCCGTCCAGCAGGTATGCAAGCAAGAACTGGTGATCCAGTTGCAGCACCTGCTCCACAGCCAGCAGCAGCACCAGTAGCAGAAACAACAACTGATACTGGCTGGCAAGATCCCGCTCCGGCAGCAACGCCAGAACCTGCACCTGCACCTGCTCCAGCAGCAACACCAGCAGCAGAAGATGCAGGTGGGGCTCAAGACATTCTTGCAATGATCAGAGCACGTCAAGGTCAATAATAGAAAGGGCTTCGGCCCTTTCCTTTGCTTTTTAGAATAGGAGATACGTATGGCTACAAAAGCATTCGATCCTAGTAAGTTTCGAAACTCATTAACAAAATCTATTAAAGGTATGAGTGCAGGCTTTAACGATCCACAAGATTGGATCAGCACAGGCAACTTTGCACTTAACTATCTGCTCAGTGGTGATTTCCGTAGAGGCATTCCACTAGGTAAAGTAAGCGTGTTTGCAGGCGAATCAGGTGCAGGCAAGTCTTACATTGTGTCTGGCAACATTGTAAAGTCAGCACAAGAACAAGGCATCTTTGTAGTGCTTATTGATTCAGAAAACGCACTAGACCAAACATGGCTAGAAGCATTAGGTGTTGACTGCGATGACAGTAAACTACTAAAACTTAACATGGCAATGATTGATGACGTTGCAAAAACTATTTCAACATTTATGGATGACTATCGTTCAATGAACGAAGAAGATCGACCTAAAGTGTTGTTTGTAGTAGACTCATTGGGTATGCTTATGTCACCAACTGAAGTAAATCAGTTCGAAGCAGGTGATATGAAAGGCGATATGGGTCGTAAAGCTAAAGCACTGAAAGCACTGGTTACTAACTGTGTTAATATGTTTGGTTCATACAATGTAGGTATGTGTGTTACTAACCACACTTATGCATCACAAGATATGTTTGATCCAGATGATAAAATTTCAGGCGGTAGTGGCTTTGTATATGCAAGTTCTATGGTTGTAGCAATGAAAAAGCTAAAACTAAAAGAAGATGCAGATGGCAACAAAACTTCACAAGTGCATGGTATTAGAGCAGCGTGTAAGGTAATGAAAACACGTTACGCTAAACCGTTTGAAGCAGTGCAAGTTAAGATTCCATATGAAACAGGTATGGATCCATATTCAGGTATGTTTGATTTGCTTGAAGCAAAAGGACTGCTTGAAAAACAAGGCAATCGCTACAAGTATATTGATAGCGAAGGAAATGAAACACTAGAATATCGTAAGAATTGGACAGGTGAACTACTCGAAATGATCATGGCCGATTTACCGGCAAAAGAAGAACAAATGGTAAATATCGCTAACGCTGACGAAGAAGCAGTGATTGATCATAACGAGGAGTTTGCTGAAGAATGAACGACGAGTTCTTTGCCGATATATGGATGTTATTCAAGGAATATTTCGACAAGAAACATATTGAATTAGCAGCAGAAAAATTTGTAGATATGTTAATCGACTACGGTGTTGATGATACACGTTTACAAGAATTACTAGGAACTGATAAGCACTTAGATGCTGCTATTCAATATTACTTGGAAATGGATGACGATTATATTGATGAATGGGATGACTAATGGGATGGTATAGTCAGGTTAGCCGAGATATAAATCAAATACCGGCAGCTATACAATATTTTGAAAATGAAATAAACCAGGCAAAGACAGAAGTAAAGCTGAAAGGCAATGTTGAAAAACAAGCTTCTGAGATGCCTGGTATTGTTGAACATCGATTTAATCAGCTTCAAGAAATTGAAGCAATACTTGAATACTTAAATATAGAACTGCGCAGATTGCGTAGTAAATTTTTTAGACAATATCTTGAAAACTATCAACGAGCTCTGTCTAGCCGTGACGTTGAAAAATACGTTGACGGTGAAGCAGACGTTGTTGATTATGAAAAAATCATTAACGAGTTTGCATTACTACGCAACAAGTGGTTAGGAGTCTTAAAAGCATTGGATCAAAAGCAATGGCAGATAACTAATATAGTAAAGCTAAGAGTTGCTGGAATGGAAGATGCTACGTTATGAAAAAAGTTTTTGATTATTGGATGCCGGATAGTGACAATCATTTTGAACGTCTTATTAACAAAAGAGTGAACAACGGTGGACCACCCCAATATCAAGACGATGTAAGAGACGAAGCATACAAGTATGTTACAGATTTTGATCTTGCAATTGATGTAGGCGCTAATGTTGGCTTATGGGCAAAACCATTAACCAAAAAATTTAGTAAAGTTATAGCATTTGAACCTATGCCACAAGTGTTAGAATGTTTAGAAAAAAATGTGCAAGGATTACCTGTAGAAATAAATCGCTATGCATTAGGCAATACACAAGGTAATGTTGAAATGCAATGGGATCCTGTAAATACTGGCAACAGTCATATTACAGAAATTGGTTCAGGCACTATAGAAATAAAAAAATTAGACGATTTAAATTTACCTAAGTTTGGTATGTTAAAAATAGATTGCGAAAGACATGAATTACAAGTGCTACAAGGTGCGCACGAAACTATTTTAAAATACAAACCAATTGTAATTTGTGAACAGCATCCTGACACTGACTACAATGCAGGTGCGTATCTAAAAGAAGTGTTAGGAGCAGTTGAATTAGGTAATGTGCGAAAAGATTATATCTTTGGATTTGGAGGATAGTATGGGTGTAACTGTAATAACTACATATAGTCCAAATAATTATGCAGACTATGCAAAGCATTTTGTAAGCACATTAAAACGTTTTGCTGATCCTAGTATAAAGGTTGTAATATATACAGATCAACCGCAAGAATTTAGAAAAGAAAATTGGCATAATTTAATCTTAAATGATGTGTGTCCAGATTTGGTAGAATTCAAAGCACGTAACGGACACAAGCCTTTAAAACCAGGAAAACGTGGTTTTATTAAAGATGCTGTGAGATTTTCACATAAAAGCTATGCAATATGCCATGCTGCAATGAATTGCACAACAAAACAGTTAGTATGGCTGGATGCTGATACAGTTGTGTTAAGTCCATTGTCTACAAGATTTTTTAAAAGGAATTTGCCACAAGGTGCGTTTTGTAGCTATTTAGGAAGAGAACCTAAATATACCGAAACAGGATATTTACAATTCGACATGACAAATCCTTTTGCAAAAGAGTTTTTTGAAATGTGGAAGATGTATTATGATACAGATGCAATTTATAATTTACGCGGTCATTTAGATTGTCATGTGTTTGATATATGCAGAAAACAATTTGAAGTAAACGATGATATAATTGGACATAATCTTGCTAATGGTATTGATAAAAGTCACTTTAATAAAGTATTTAAAGGTAAAATGCGTCATAATAAAGGCGAATCAAAAATTTCATGGAAAAGTATTTAATTACAGGATCACATGGCTTTATAGGCAGTCATTATTACAAATATTTACAAAATCAAAATTCGTATGTTGTTCCGTATGATAAAAAAATACGTGGTGAAGATTTAGCAGATAAAAATACTACACAACTGCTGCCCGAATATGATGTTGTAATTCACCTTGCTGCAACTAATGGAACGAAATTATTTTACGAGCAACCTACAAACGTTTTAATCAACAACACGTTACCAACAATTAATTTAATCGAAAGATATAGAAATACACATACAAAATTTATATTTGCAAGCACCTGTGAAATATTTAATGGAGCAATAGATGCGGGTTATTACCATATTCCAACTGATGAGCAAGTACCGGTTATGTTTAACAACATTACGAATCCAAGATGGAGTTATAGCATTCCGAAAGCTCTCGGCGAAAACCTAGTTGCTAACAGTGGATTAGATTATTTGATTATACGTTACTTTAATGTATACGGTCCTGGACAAGTTGATCACTTTATAAGTGAATTTGTAGAACGTTGTAAACGTGGCGAGTACTATATTAAAGGCGACGATACTAGAAGTTTTTGTTACATAGATGACGCTATTGAAATGACTCATAGACTAGTAACATCAACTTCAAATAAAACTATACACGTTGGTAATGATAACGAAGTTAAAATCAGTGTAGTAGCTAAACTTATAATGGGTATAATGGGTATCAATCCTGAACGCTTAGAAATTACAGCTGGTCCTGCAGGAAGTGCAAAGCGTAGATGTCCTGACACAACACTTGTACAAATGTTAACTGGTTTTAATAACTATACATCCTTGGAAGTAGGTTTAAGAAAAACAGTTGAAAGTTTATTATGAAATTAGGCATTGTTGGATTAGGTGCAGTAGGAACTGCCAATAAAAATGGTTTTGAATCTTTAGGTCATGAAGTTTATGTTCATGATATAAAACTTGGAACCAACATAAAAGATATTCTCAATACTGAAATTGTTTTTATTTGTGTACCAACACCACGAGCCGAAGACGGTAGTTGTGATACCAGTATTATTCAAGACGTTATTTACGATTTAGATGTTAACAAATACACAGGTATTGTTGCAATACGTAGCACTGTCGAACCTGGATTTACGCAACGTATTAGCGAAACATACAATCATATGAAATTTTGTTTTGTACCTGAATTTTTACGAGAGCGCTGTGCAGCAGATGATTTTATTAACAATCATAAATTATTAGCCGTTGGAACAAATGATATTTCTATATATAGAAAAGTTGTAAAAGCACATGGTAATTTACCAGAACATGTAGAACATTTAACTTGCAACGAAGCAGAAATATTAAAATACTATAATAATGTATACGCTGCATTACGAGTTACATTTGCAAATATAATGTACGAACTATGTCAAAAATTTGATGCAGATTACACCATAATTAAAGATGCTTATATTAAAACAGGAAAAGCAACCGATATGTATCTTGATGTAAATAAAAACCTGCGTGGTTACGGAGGAATGTGTTTACCAAAAGATGTACAGGCATTACAAAATTTATTTGAAAAATTAGATATGCCATACAGTTTGTTACAATCTGTTAATCATGATAATAACAAATTTACAAAAACAATTTTTAATGGAATGAGAAATGACATATAGTCAGTCATTCCAAGATATATTTGCATTACAAATTTGCAAAAATAAAACCTATATAGAAATAGGAGCCAATCGCCCTGTAAAAAGAAACAATACATATTTGTTAGAGCAAAATGGATTTGTAGGATTTAGTATTGAATATTCTAAAAAATGGCAAACTGCATGGAATAATTCTACACGCAATAACAAAATATATTTTGCTGATGCTATTAAGTTTGATTATAAACAAGCAATAGAGCAATTGAATATGTCTACTAAAGTTGGTTATTTAAGTTGTGATATAGAGCCTGCAGATAATACATTTTTAGCATTGCAAAAAGTTATAGGTGCAGGTGTTGAATTTGAATGTATCACTTTTGAACATGATTTGTATTCAAGTAAAAAAGACATTCGAAATGCTGTAGACAAATACCTTATAGACAAAGGATATAAGATTGCAGTAAATGATGTATACCTGCCACCAGATAAAACCAAATTATTTGAAACATGGTATGTAAAAAATACAATAGAGTTTGAAACTTGCAAATTTGATGATTATATCAAAACAATAAAACAATCATTATAGTAGCATATAAATACTGCATGAAAGTAGTATTAGTTACAGGTGGATTTGATCCATTACACAGCGGACATATTGCATATTTTAAGGCAGCTAAAGAATTAGGTGATCATCTAGTTGTAGGTGTAAACAGTGACGATTGGCTTGTAAGGAAAAAAGGCAAACCATTTATGCCTTTTGAAGAAAGAGCTGCAATAATAGAAGAACTTGAATGTGTAGATGAAGTTATTGGTTTTAATGACAATGACGATAGTGCTTGTAATGCAATAGGACAAGTGTTAGCAACCAAATCAAGTTCATGGAAAGTTATACTAGCAAACGGTGGTGATAGAAATAAATCTAACATACCAGAATATAAAGTATACAAAAATCATCCTGACGTAGAATTTGCTTGGGGCGTTGGCGGTATTGATAAAAAGAATAGCAGTAGTTGGATACTTAAAGAATGGAGCCAACCTACTACAGAAC